CATAAGAGTCAAGGGCGAAGTTTTCTCCGCACCCACATACAAAGTTCTGACGGTATCAAGATAATAAACAAGATTACCGCCGCCCACAGTGGAAGATCGCCGCTAATTGTGCTTCGTTTCATTTATTTTCTTTGCGATATAGATAGTATTTTTTTTTGCGTCTATTCTGATTCTGAGCTTAATCCCATTTTTATAATATAAGTTTCTGGCATTTCTGGCTAGAGTTACACACTCTTTACCGTTTTTCAACTGACTTATTTTGATGTATTCGCCAGCGTCCGCCTTATCTATTTCTCTAAAAACATCAGCGTATTTTGTATTTCTTCTAAGCATTTTGACTTCACTATTTGTTGCTTTTGATATCTTCATTTCTTCTCCTTTATAGTAACCATATCAACCCACAAGCGCACGCTGTAATCAGTAGCCCGATGCAGATGCCCTTTGCGGGGTTGCCGAGAATGTTCATGCCGCTAGATTTTCTGAAACTGTTTTAATCCATGCGCCGTACATTGTTAGCTCGCTCTTGCTATAACCATATTTTAGCCCGATTTCTTTGTAGTTCTTAAGCCAGTATTTAACAGTGTGGCGTTCACAGCCTATTGATATATGGGTGGCGGTTGCAATGCAGTGATGATGCCCGAAATATGCGATATAAAACACTTTGCCTTGCGCGTTATTCAGTTCCGCATAATTCAGTTGCGCGTTATTCAGTTTCGCGTTATTCAGTTCCGCGGCATTCAGTTGCGCGTTATTCAGTTTCACGTTATTCAGTTGCGCGTTATTCAGTTCCGCGTTATTCAGTTGCGCGTCATTCAGTTTCGCGTAATTAAAAGAAATACCATTCTTTACCCCATCTTCCAGTAATTCTTTTATTGTTTCAAAGTCGCCTTTGTGCAATACGCTACCGTCAATCCAGCTATATATTTTTATCATTATTTTTTCTCCTTATGCGTTCATTATACACAAAAGAGCGCAGAAATCAAGGAAATTAGTACCAAAACACTATTTTGGTCGCTTTTTCTATTGACAAGCGAGTCATTATCAGTATAATGGAAGAATGGAATTAATAATTTTTACATTGGCTTGTTTTTTAGTTAGCTGTTTTGTGGGGATTTTTATAAACAGAAAAGATGAACGAGAGATAAAAGAAGCTGGTCAGTGGGAAGATTATAGCGCGTCTATGGCGCAAAGGAAGGAAGCATGAAGGATTTATCTAAATGGATTGGAAAGTTGATGTTTTGGGGAATGGCTATCGCGCTGATTACTTACGCGGCAAGTCGAACACTGGACTTTGTGTCTAACACCCTTCCACAAGAAGATCGAATGGTTGGCTACCTGGCTTTAGCGGCAACCACCATCGGCGCTATTGCGTGGCTTCTCACGTTCCTGCAAAACTCAGAAGGTATCGCGCAAAAAGGTATCGCTCTTGTTATGATCGTTTTAGATGTTGGCGGTGAAATCGTTTTGTTTACTGTTGATACCTTGATGCGTTCAGGTGAAGCGGGTTTGACCAGAGTATTGACCGCCGAAGAAGTCCGTATGACTGTTATGGGGATGTCTATTCTTATTGGTCTTAATATTATTGCTACTTTCGCTTTTCACATCATGGATATTGAGAATATGGAAAACATGGAAGAACAATTATCCGATTGGAAAATTCGACTAGCTATCCAAAAGGCAAAGCGAGAAAAAGCAACCAGCATCGCAGAAGAAATCGCTAATCGTGAAGCTGAAAAGTACGCAAAGACTCAGCGACAAAAAGACCGCACGGATAGAACTTTGCCAAAAGGTGTTCCTGTAATGGCGGCTGAGACTGAACAAGAAAATTTAGCAGACAGCCAACGGTAGACAGCCCCGCTCCGTTGGCAGATGGGGGAGTGTTGGCAGAATTGATGCGTGACCTTCCAACACTCCCTAATACCGTTGGCATTGACCTTTCAAAATTGCGCCCTGAGAAACGCGCACACCCGAAAGACCACCCAACACTAGCAGGTGAAATCTTTGGAGTTTATTACCGCCTGAGAGTGAACGGAGAAGATATAAAGAGTAAATATTATGGCAAAAGACATCAAAACTTCGAGTACCACAAAAGCAAATATATCGCTTACAGAGACAGAAAAAAATAAAATCATAGCGTTGGCAGTTCTCAAAGACGCTGTTGATAATGCCCTGAGTGTTGGCATCATCAAGAAAACATATTACAAGAAAGCCAACACTACGCTTATTGCTTGTGAAGGTGAATTATGAAAAACCGTTGGCTTATCATAGTGTTGGCATTTTCTCTAGCTTGCGGCGTAACCGCGCCAACTGCCAACACTCTAACAATGGCAACCCGCCCCGCGCCAACAGAAATGCTAACGGTGCAACCTACCAGAAAGCCACAGGACGCGCCAACAATGACGGTAGCGCATGTAACGGGTAAATGGCACTTACGATATGCACCTGGCGGCGGTGGCGTGACAGTGGCGTTTTTAGAAAATGTGGAAGTTGTGATTATAGATCGGCGTGATGGCTGGCTACAGGTGCAAACGCTAACGCAACCGATACTATCGGGCTGGGTAAATGATGGAGCGATAAAATGAATAGGACTATAATTTGTGGCTTGCCTTGATACCGTCAAGCGTTATTTATGGGGCTTGGGTCGTAGGCTTGATGATTTCAGACGCGGCGCATATACATAATGGATGTAATAAATTGCGGTTAACCGTAAAGGTGAATAGATGATAAAAAGAATAACACCGCTAAAAAAGACACGGCGCGGAAAGAGCATATTGCCAAAGCGATACTGCGCAAGTTGCGAGAAAACACAAACACCGCTTATATCAGGCGAGTTGCACGGGGCAAGCATGTACAAAGGTGAAGTTGACGAGCATCTTGATAGCGTGGACGTTGGCTTAGCCTTGACTTGTCGAAGCTGCGGGGCTGTGATCGGCTCTGGGCGCGGTGATATAGATATAGTATAGGAGAATAAAATGAGCGAAAAAACCAAAAAGATAATCCTAGTCGCATGGGCTGCGATTGCGACCCCGTTTATTCTGCTAATGATAGCGTGGGGGCTTGCTAATGGCTAGATATTATCGTTATTACTCAAGGATAAAAAACAGTACAAACCGCGCCGCTGAATTTGACGAGATGGTATCAAAACAGGGTGAGATTTCGCAAGCTATAGCTAAGAACGATCTGCGTATTATGCAAAATAGCGGCTTGGGCGAAAAGGGTGCAAAAGAGTTGTTATTGCAGGTATATAAATATTTGGCAAAAAAGAAGGCGAAGGATGAATAATCACAAACTCTTGATACACTTTCCAAGCAGAATATTGAGCGGCAATAGTACCGCCCATTGGCGTAGAAAGGCAGAAGTCAAGAAGATAGAGCAACTCAAAACCTTAGAAGCGATAGGCAAGCACGGGAGCTTTTATCTACCAGATGCGCTTTACATAGTTCAGCGGATTGTATTTTTCCCGCCTGATAAACGCAAAAGGGACGATGATAATTTTATGATTGCGCTCAAGGCGGCGCGTGATACCATCTTCGCACAGAGTGACGAGCATGACGATAGTCAGATCAGGTTAACGATTATCGAGTGGGGCGAAGTCTGCAAAGGCGGCGCGGTTGGGCTTGAGTTCAGCTCATTGGTGGAATACGAAAAGGAAAGGGTGAAGGATTGGGAATAGTAATGTTTTTTAGTGTATAATAGGAATACAGCGGACAAAATTCGACCTCATGTCGTGTGGCTGGCAATCGGTCCTATATCCGCTGTATTTTATTCATCCCCTATAGGAGATACAAAAATGAAGTTGCCTTACAAAAGTAAAACTATCTTATTCTCGCTCTTGGCGTTTGTTATCGCCATTGCCGCTTATTTCGGTTTTGACGGTTTCGTCATGCCCGAAGAAATCAAAGAAGTCTACGATCTGGCTTTGCCTGTTGCGTTTTTCATTCTGCGTTTTGTGACTGAGAAGAAAATCGGCGCGTCAAAGGGATAGTAAAAGGTCGCCCTCTTCGGAGGGCGATTTTAGATTAAAGGAGAAACATGGAATACTACACCCCGAAAGATGTACTCGAAGGCATAGGACAGGAAAACGATGAAACACAAGCAAGCTATTGGAGACAATGCGAGTGGGTTTTATTAGGCTGGGAGTTATCAAAAGCGGGGAAGTGGGTCAAGGATAACCAACCACCTGATAAGCGAAAACATAACAGAACATGGGCAAATGACATCGCTGAGGAAATCGGCATAAAACGTAGAGCCGTCTATGAGCGCAAAAACGCTCTGCTCATGCGTATTCTATTCAACGGGGCTTTTGATAAAGAGCGCGTAGATCGTGCGGCAAAGCGCGGCTTCTCATATTTTACGATTGCTTGGCAATACAGAAAAGATACTATCCTGCTCGAATTGCTAGACGCTATTGAAATGGCTCATAATTTGGACGATTTGAAATTTAATCTTTCTGACCGCTTCGGCAGTGGCACGGATGAAGCGGGGCGCATAAACAAGTTTTCGCAATACGTCACGGACTTTCTCGGCATGGCTGAGTTCTTCAAAGCCCCAGAGCCAGTTCGCCACGCTCTCGCTAATCTGCAAAGTGCGCTGAGCGAATGGAATTATGGATAATATCAAGAAATGCTCACATGGTTAGCAGAAGTCAATCAGCACGTTATCATCCCGTATGTTTTCGATTGATATGGTATACTAAACTCGTTCATGGCTCTTTCTCCTTGCGGACTGATTACCCGCGCCAATTAGCTCCGTTTAGACGCTTGCGCCTATCGGGGCTTTTTGGTTGTGGTACAATAATATACGGTGTAAACTATGAAAGAAGATATAGAGCCGATAGAAGCCGACTTTGAAGTAATAAGAACGCAAACGATGCAATCCAACGCTGTTCGTGTTGTGCTGGATGCGTCAGAGCAGCGTACAGATTTGTTACAAATATTTGCTGATGCTCAGAGGGGTGGTTACATTATGAAAACTGTATTTCTTATGGTAAGACCAGACAACGACGATGATGACTGGATAGACTAATGTCAAAGCCAACTAAAGCCGAACTAACGCAACGCGTAGCCCGAATTTCGGAGCTGCTTTTGCGCGGCGCGTCCCGTGCTGTTATCTGTCAATATGTGTCAGAAAAGACAGATTGGGGAGTGACGGATCGAACTGTAGACCGCTATATTGAAAGTGCTACCGTTACGATAAAAGCGGGTGCTGAGACAGATTTAGAATACGAGACAGGCAAGGCAAAAGAGCGGTACGAGTTTCTATGGAATAAAGCACTGTCTACGCATGATTACAGGGAAGCGCGCGGCGTGCAGAAAGACCGCTCCGCGTTGCTAGGTCTCGAAGCCCCGAAGCGTACCGACATCACCAGCGCGGGGAAAGAGTTAAAAGGTTACGCAGTGGTAAACCCTGATGATTGGGACGATGGCGATTAAATCAATCTATGCGCCGCTTGATTGGCAGATTGCGCCCTTTCGTGATAAGTCGCCTGTCTTGCTACTCACAGGCTCGGCTGGTGGTGGTAAGTCAAAGATAGCGGCAGAGAAGGTGCACGCCTATTTATTGAAATATGCAGGTGCAACGGGTATCATCGGGCGCAAAGATAAAACAGCGGCGGGTAAGTCCGTTGTGCCTTTTTTGAATAGCAACGTGCAGGGGGATAGTAATTGGGGAAGGCTTGTCAAGAGTACAGGACTTTTCAAATATAATAACGGCTCTGAATTGTGGGTTGTCGGTATGCAAGGCAAAGACCAGCAAGAAGCTCTTAAGTCTATTGGTAAAGATGGGCGCGTGGATATTGCTTGGTTTGAGGAGGCTAACGCGCTAACAGAAGATGATCATAATCTTATTCTAACTCGTATGCGTGGCACGGCGGCTGATTGGACGCAGATTATATATACAACCAACCCAGACCGCCCGAATCACTGGATAAACCAAAGGCTAATACTAGGCGGTGAAGCATCCGTATATTACAGCAAGGCAACGGATAACCCGCACAACCCGAAAGCATACATCGAAACGCTGAATAAGCTAACGGGCGTTATGCGTTTGCGCTTGCGTGATGGGCTTTGGGTTATGGCAGAGGGCGCAATATATGAGATGTTCGACCCGTCTATCCATGTGAAGCGGCGCAATAGTGCTGAGATGAAACGATGGATGCTTGCGCAGGATGAAGGCTATACCAATCCCGCTACTATAATTTTAGTAGGCGAGGACGGTGACGGGCGTTGGCATATTTTCAGAGAGTGGTATGAGCGCGGCAAACTTCAAAGCGAAGTTGTGAAGCGTGCGGTTTATTATATGGAACTTGTACGCAGATACGGTGCTGAAATCTCAATTGACGCGGTAGACGCGGCGGCGGCTGGGCTGATTGCAGAGTTGAGAAATAACAACGTACCAGCGGTATCTGCAAAGGGTCGCGTACTGGATGGAATACAAAACGTGCAAGACAAATTAGCGGTACAACGTGACGGATTACCTCGATTGACAGTAGATCCTAGATGTAAAAATGCTATTATGGAATTTGAGAGCTATACTTGGAAGAAAACGAACACAGGCACAAAAGACGAGCCGAATAAAGAAAATGACCATATCTTAGACCCTATAAGATATTTAGATGATACGGCAACAAATAGCGCGGTTATCGCGTGGGAATGGTAACAATGGAAAATCTAAAGGCTGGTATATACATTCAGAACGGTGACGGCAAAGTGGACGCTCTAAAGAATTTCGGCGTTCTTGAGAGCATACTTGGGGAGACTGAAACAAGCGCGGCTTCGATGGCTTCATTAGTGCCTTACGTTTTCGCTGCAATGGATAGACGCGGGGCGCGAATTAGCGAGATAGAGCACGAATGGCGGCGCGGTGACGAGGTGACGAAGGACGCGCCATTTCCCGTTCAACTAAGGCAATTGCTTCGCCGCACGGATGAAGCAATGCAACTGATAGGAACAGCCTATTGGTATAAACTACGCAACGGCTCGGGCAAATTGGTCGGCTTGCGTTGGCTTGACCCGTCCAGCATGACCCCCGACCCTAACAGCATAGAAAACCCAATAGGTTATACCAATTATAAGCGAAGCACGGAAGGCGGCGAGATTGACGTTCTCGCTGATGACCTTTTTGTTTTTCGTAAGCTAGGCTTGAGAGAGTACCAAGCGGGCGGCATAGCAGGAACAGCAACGAGGCTAGCAACTGAAATATTATATAATCTTAGCCAAGCTGAAAACACGCTATACAAAAACCCGCTCCCCGTGTCTCTGATAGTAGTACCGCAGGGGACGGCGCAATCCGAGCGGGACAGGGTAAAAAATTTCTTCTGGCGCGTGTTCAATCCGTCTAGTAAATCAAGCCCTGAAAATAGGGTAATGCCAGTATTTGAAGGAACGGAAGTTCAGCGGATTAGCATGACCGCTGAAGAACTGGATTTCGAGGGCGGTAGGCAGCCAAACGCCGTAGCGGTAATCGCCGCTCATGGTGTACCTGTTTCTGAAATCTTTGACGATGCCGCGAATATGGCGACCGCTTCGGAGTACGGGCGGTCATTCACCACGCGGCTTGGTACGCGGCTCTTTGATATTGCGGACGTTATCAACTTAGATTTTGACATGGTGAAAATTGGGTATACTTTGGACTTCTTCCCAGAGCGGCACGCCACCATGCAGAAAGACGATTTAGATGTTAGTAACGCTTTTGTAAATTACGGCGTTGGCGGCTTGACCCCAAAAGCGGCGGCTTATTTAGTGGGCATCACGGACGATGATTTCCCGCAGGACTTCGGGGAAGTCTTTGCAACAGAAACAGAGCCAATCGAAGAAACAGAAGCAGAGCCAGACGAGCCGATAGAAACGAAGGCGCGGGGCGACTTGCTAAAATGGCGGCGTAAGGCTTTGCGCGTTGGCGGGTGGTGTGAGTTTGAGAGTGACAACATCCCGCAGAGTTTAGCGAAAGAAATCAGCGGCGCATTGAAGGCGCAGAAAACTGAGAGCGGTATAAAGTCGCTGTTTAGTGATTATTTAGAAGATGAGATCCCAGACGAAAAAGAAGAGTTAAACGGGCTAATGGATAACATCATCAAAGCGTTGCAAGATGATACGCCGCCCCCCCAACCAGTGACACAGGTTTTCAATATGACGGTAAAGGGCAAGGAAGGCGCAACACCCGAAGAAATCGCCGCAGAATTTGCGAAGGCGGTCAGCGAGATGCAACCCGCGCAAATTGTAGTCAATAACGAAGTGCCAACGCCGAACGTAACCGTAAGGAAATAATAATTCGTGAAGAAAAATAAATCACTGATAGTTTTGCGCGTTGTCTCTGATTACATGGCTCGAAAAGGTGTGTACTATAGGGACGCTGAAATCACCGAACTTATAAAGACCTTCACGGGCTACAGAAACGCTTTACAGCGTGCGGTTTATGATTTATACAATTACAGGGTGGATGAATTAACATTCGTTGGTCGTGTTGCCGATTTGATAACAGACCAGCTATCAAGAGCATACCGCGAAGGGCTGAGAGCGGCGGGACATGACCCCAAGCACATGACGGGTGCAATGGACCTGGAACTTAATAGCGTTATAAACAGCGAAGAGTTTTTTATTCTAGAATTTGCGAGCGAGATATTAGAAAACAGAGACAAAGACCCCCGTCCTCCGTCCACGATATTTAAGCCCAAGATTGAACTAAGAGCCTTTAGGTATAATGACGTTGTAAACATGGCTGCGGCGCGTGCTACGAAAGACGGCGACCTGATGGAGTGGACGCTTGGCGCAACTGAGGAACATTGTCCTGAGTGCGCTGGTTTGCATGGAAAGGTTGCGACTAAATTCCAATGGTCGAATAGCCAATACAAGCCGCAAAACCCGCCCAATGAGATGCTAACTTGTGGCGGGTGGCGTTGCGATTGTAAACTAATGCCAACGGAAAAGAAGGCGACAATTCCCGCCGATGGTATAATCACTATATGACAGATAATAACGAAGCATGGCATAAATATAAATTCGGCTATTCAAAAAAGTTTAGCGATAACTGGTCAAGGATATTCGGCAATGATAAGCACAAAGATAGTGACACGAGGCTTGGCGAAAAGAAACAACATGACGCGGCTAAAGCGTGGAATGAGTCCAGTGGCAACGAGAGCGGCGGCGAAGTACCTAGTCGGCAACAAAAGGCGCGGGCTAAAGCATGAGCCGAGATACAAAACGATAAAGCGCAAACGCGCCTATGGAAAAACCTTTTTTACTGACAAGCAGAGAAAGTGGTTTTTTTGGGCTTTGCGAACTGGCAAGATAAAGCCAGGACGAAACAACAGAACACATGAAATGAGCAACGGTTGGGAAGTTGTGAAAACTAAAAGCGGCGCAAACATAGTAAACCGCGTCAAACATGCCATATGGAGTTATGATAACAAAAGGCAAGCGCGGCTTAATAAATTAGTCGGCTGGCGTAAAATCAAAGACATAGAAAATCCTAGCAACAAAAAAGGGATGCTGAGAGCAGCAGATCAAGCAGTTCAAAGATTTATAAACGAGTTGCAAAAATAGAACGAAGGTGCTATAATGCCCTTAGTAAGAACAATTAAATAAATTGCACTAGAGGCAAATAACGATTTTGCGGTGCATGTAACAAAGCCTGAAGAGGTGATTTTGTTGCATGTGCCGCTTTTGTGTTATAGGAGAGACTTATTATGGAAAATATCTTTTTTGGTGATACCGTCAAGGCTTTGGGTGATGGCAAGGTCGTCGGGTATCTCGTCCGCTTTAGTAACCAAGAAATGCCAGACTTAGAAGACGACTTCTTTACTGCTAAAACTGAATTCGGAACGAATACAACCCCGCCAGTGGTTTATCATCACGGCATGGATAGCACGCTAAAGGCTAAGATCATCGGTACAAGCGAATTGAAGTTCGATGAGTTGGGCGTGTGGATTGAAGCGCAATTAAATATGCGTGATGAATACGAGCGTGCGGTCTATGGCATGGTTGAAGCTGGCAAAGTTGGCTGGTCATCGGGCGCAATCTCTCACCTATATGAGAGCGAAGAAACCGAAAAAGCACGTTGGATTAAGACGTGGGTTATCGGGGAAGCAAGCATCACCCCCACCCCAGCAGAGCCACTAAATAATGTACTAACGCTGAAATCTTTCTTAGAGAGCGGTGCTACCGCTGAGAGTGACGAAGGCGAAAACGAAAATAAAACTATTGAAGAGGTCAAAATGAAACCCGAAGAAAAAGAATTGGATTTAGGCTATGATGAAACCGCCGAAACCGTAGATGTCACCGAATTGGTACAAGATGCGGTCGCAGAACAAATGAAAGCTTGGGAAGAAAAACAGGTCATTGATAAAGCTGGCGTTGCCGCCAAGCGCGTTAATGTCAACAGCAAAACCAAGCGCGGCGATAGCGAGACGAAAGCCTTTGCATATTTCGCCCGAACAGGTGACGAAGGCGCAATCAAAGCAAGCAATGATACTGATATGAATATCGGTACCGATGCAGACGGCGGTTATACCGTTCCCACTGGTCACTATAACGGCATCATCGCAAAACGTGATGAAAGTATGCTCTCTGCTAAATTGGGCGTACGGATGATTCCCGGGACAGGCACAACCGTAAATGTCCCGCTCGACAACGAAGCTGATGGCGAATTTGTCGTAACTGGCGAGGCAAGCGGTTTCGACCGTGACGCCCCTGCGCTCTCCACCGTAGCAATGACGCTACTCAAGTACACCAAGAAAATTGAACTCTCTTATGAGTTGCTCCAAGATGAAGATAGTCGATTGATGGCTTTCCTTGCTGATTTCGTTGGGCGCGGCATGGCTAAAACGCACAACGATTTACTCTTGACCGAAGTTGCCGCCAATGGTACGCAATTCAAAGAGTTTGCAAGTGCAACCGTCATTGCAGTAAACGAACTGGAAACCATCCCGTTCAATAGTGCGCTTGGTAACTATTTAGATGAAGCTGGCTCGGTTGGCTGGGTTATGCAACGCCCCGTACATGGTGAAATCGTGTTACTGGATGACGCGAATACCCGCCGCTATGCTTCTAATACCATGCCCGATAGCACAGGCGTGTTTGCCCCGTCCTTGCTCGGTTACCCCGTGCATTACAGCGCAAAAGCTGGCTTGACCGCCGCAAATGCTAAAAGCGTATTCTTTGGTAACTGGAACTTTGTGGGTAAGCGTGAAGCCCCTGGCTTTACCGTTCTGCGTGACCCATACTCCAAAGCCGCAAATGGTCAGGTAGTGCTTCATTACTACTTTAGAACTGTTTATGACGTTCTGCAAGCTGAAGCAATTGGCTATGGCGATCACCCAACAGCATAATGAAAACCGTTGCTCTGGTAGGCTTCAATAAAACTACGATGAAATACCACACCAAAGCCCCGAAAGGGGCTGAGGTGTGGACTGTGAATCACGCTTGGAAGTACGATATTCCCAAGATAGACAGGCTCTTTGAAATACACCTACCAGAGCATAGACTAACCAGCAACATAATAACAAAAGAGCATGATGTTTGGTTATCAAAAGAACACGACTTCCCGATTTATACGCTTCCTAGTACCTATGAAAAGATACCGTCAAGCGTAGCATACCCCTATGATGAGATAGTCGCAGAGCATTGCGGAAACCTATTAGCGGGCGACAAAGTTCAAAAAGTCTTTACATCATCTTTTGATTACATGCTTGCGCTTGCTATCCACGAAGGCTTCAAAAAGATTTATATTTACGGCTTCGCTATGCGTGGGAATAGCGAATACGGTTACCAGCGAGATGGATTAGCCTATTGGCTAGGATATGCTAACGCACGCGGTATAAAAATAATACAGCACGCGAAAAGCACGTTACTACGCCCTAAGGTTTACCATAAAGGAAGTCAGATGATTTCAAGGCAGATGGCAGAACATCATATTCAAACGCACGAAGAACAGGTTAAAAGATTAGAAAACCAATTAGCAGAGAAGCAAGGCGCGTTAGGTGTTCTTATCTCTTTGCATCAAAATAAAAAAGTCTCTGATAACGTGGTACAGAAGGCACAGACCGACTACTGGCAGATAGCTGAGAACTTGCAAATAGCACGCGGCGCGGTTGGTGCGGTCAAGATGCTTTTGGATGACCACGACACGGAAGGGCTAAATGGCGATAACTAACGGGTACATTACCCTAGCAGAATTTAAGAACGAGCTGAATATTACAAGCAATACTAACGATTCTTGGCATGAGGACATCATAGAAGCCGCAAGTCGCCTGATTGATAATCACACGGGGCGCAGGTTTTA